GGTTTCTGGTTATCTTTCTGGTTTGTATGAAGAATCTTCAAAGATAATTCGAGAACATCCTTATCTTTCTGTTTTGGGTTTGCTTGGTATGGCTCTTTCCGCTTTTACATTGTATAAGTGGTTGGAAAATTCGTTTTCTGAAGAGGAAGTTGTTGCTGATGCTGAAGTCGGAGTTTCTGGAGACGCAAAATCTGCTAAGGTTCAGAAATTGCAGGTTGAAATGAATACTCTTTCTATCGAAGAACAGCGACAATTTGTTGAAACCATGTATGGTCAGTCTTTGATTGGTGCTGGTACTATTGCTTTAATGAAAAAGAACAAATGGGGTATCTATTCTGAGAAGTATGATTGTCAAGCTGAAGTCGGTGTTTCTGGAGATTCTAGAACTGCAAAGCAACAAGTTAAACGTGTTGAAGTTGGTGTTTCTGGTGATGCTAAGACCAAGAATGTTGCACAGAAACGCGTTGAAGTAGCTGAAGAAAAGTTGCTTGCCATGGCTCAAGGTTGTAGTGATCAAGTGGCTCATAATTTGGTCACTGATATTTTGCAGAAGAATACATATCGTTTAACTTATATGCGGGGTGAAAAACGAGTACCATTTGGTAATTGTACATTTGTTCGTGGTTGGGTGTTTGTTATGCCTTATCATTTCTTGCATGCTTTGTATGCACGAAAGTTGGCTCCTGAAGCAATTATTAGTTTTTCTCAGTCAAAGTTTGAGGATATCATTCAGATTCCTCTGTCTCATTTGATGACAGTTGGAGTTGATGGTTTTGAATTGACTAAAAATTGTGAACGTGTTTCGTTTAAGGATGGCACTTATCGTGATTGTGTGGTAGTGAATTTGCACCGTCGAATGTGTCACCCTCATCGTGATTTGGTTAAACATTTTGTCAAGACGAGCGATCAAGGCAGTTTGCAAGGTAGCTTTAATGGTACTCTTGCAACGTTCCACGAAAATGGTAAAGATCTGCATCGTACATATCAATGGTTACAGAAGATTCGACCCTTGGATAAACAAATAACCATTTATTATCCAGAGGATGGTTTTGATTATGGTTCTGAGAGTTACACACAACGAGATTGTTATGAATATAATGCACCAACGCAGGTTGGTGATTGTGGTTCGATAATCGGACTGTATAACAATCGTATGGAACGTAAACTTATTGGTATGCATATTGCTGGAACTAATCAGGAATATGGTTATGCTTGTCCTTTGACTCAGGAATTGATAGATGATGCATGTGAGAAATTGATTGGAAAAGATTTCCGAAATATTAGCGCGCAATTCTATTATGAGATGCCCAAAAATGTTGATCCGACCGTTGAACCAATTTTACCTGATGGTTTATTTTGCCCTCTCGGCAAAGCGGATAAGAAAGTTGGTCAAGCTACTAAAACTGCGATAATTCCATCTTGCATTCAAGGTGAGTTGTCTGAACCTTTTATGAAACCAGCTCTGTTGAAACCCACCATGATTGATGGTGTGTTGCATGATCCATTGTTGAAAGGTTTGAAGAAATGTGGTGTTGATACAGCAGTTTTGTCAGATGAAGAAGTTAAATCAGCAGCTATGGATGTTGCTCAATTGGTTTTAACCCAAACAAACAGCATGATTGATCGTGCAAAGTACCAACGGATTCTTACTTATGAAGAAGCCGTTAGAGGTACAATGGATGATGATTTTATGAAGGCTGTTAATCGTACTACATCTCCTGGTTACCCATATTCTTTACAGAATAAGGGCAAACCTGGTAAAACACGATGGATGGGAAAGGACGAAAAATTTGACTTTGAAAGTATGGAAGCGCAGCAATTGCGTGCAGACGTAGATGAGTTGATTGAAGATTGTCGTATTGGTAAAATTTCAAATGTCTTTTTCGTTGATACTTTGAAAGATGAGCGACGTGAAAAAGCAAAAGTGGATGTTGGTAAAACTCGTGTCTTTTCTGCTGGTCCTCAACATTTTGTTGTGGCGTTTCGCAAGTACTTTCTTCCGTTTGCTGCTTGGTTGATGCATAATCGTATTGATAATGAAGTTGCTGTTGGTTCTAACCCTTACTCTTTGGATTGGGAACGTATTGCGAAACGTTTGAAATCAAAAGGTAAACATGTTATTGCTGGTGATTTTGGTAATTTTGATGGCTCGCTTGTTGCTCAAATATTGTGGGCGATATTTTGGGAAATATTTGTTCCTTGGTTGGAAATGTTCAATGACCTTAATAGTAAGGAAGGACGAGATATTCTTAAAATTTGTCTCGGTCTTTGGGCTCATCTTGTGCATTCTGTTCACATTTTTGGCGATAATGTTTATATGTGGACTCATTCTCAACCCTCTGGAAATCCTTTTACTGTCATTATTAATTGTTTGTACAATTCGATTATTATGCGTATTTCTTGGATTCGTATTATGCGTCGGGATTGCCCTAGTTACATGTCCATGAAATTTTTCCGTTTGTTTGTTGCGCTGATTACCTATGGTGATGATAATGCTGCTAATATAGCAGATAAAGTCATACATCTGTATAATCAAGAAACCATCAGTGCTATTATGGCGGAAATGAAACATGAATATACTGATGAGGGTAAATCGGGTACAATTATAAGGTCACGTCAATTGGAAGATATTTTCTTTCTAAAACGTGGTTTTAGATTTTGTCCTGAATTGCAACGCACAGTTGCTCCTCTCAAGATTGAAGTGATTTATGAGATGTTGAATTGGACGCGTAATACAATTGATCCTAATGTTATTCTTATGTCTAACATTAATACAGCTTTTCGTGAGGTAGTTAATCATGGCAGAGATGCTTATGATGAATTATATCGTGGAATTATGCGAATTGCTGTTAAACTTCCTGCTATTCCACAAATTTCTACTTATGAACAATATCTGCATGATCTTACTTATCTTGCGGATGAGGTTTATGAGTTCTAAGGCTAAGATGTGATCTTGCTTTCTTATAAAATCCTGAGACACTAAAAAGAAAGTAGTGCTATGCGACTACAGGGTTTGGTATTTACCAATACGCAGCAGGATGCCCTTTATGCAAACCATAA